ATGGACCCTTCGATTGCTCCGGCCTCGCGGGCCGCAGTGGTAACGCCGAACGATACCGCCATTGTCGGTGCGCGCGCGCTTTATATCGGCACGGCGGGCGATGTGGCCATTGCGCCGCGTCGGGACATGGATCCTGTGATCTTCAAGAGCGTGCCGGCCGGGACGATCCTGCCGGTTCACGCCGCCATCGTGGCGCTGACCGGGACCACGGCATCCAACATCGTCGCGCTGTTCTAGACGCTCCAGAAGCGGCGCCTCATGGGCAGACCCATCAAGTTCACCCAGGCGATTGCCGACAGGATTTGCGAGCGCATTGCTGACAGGGAAAGCCTCCGGTCGATCTGTCGGGATGAAGAGATGCCGTCCATGTCGAGCGTGCTGTCCTGGCTCGCCGATGACGAGAAGGCCGCGTTTCGGGTCAAATACGCCCTGGCGCGCGAGATCCAGGCGGACGGCTTTGTCGATGAGATGGTCGAGATTGCCGATGACCGTGCGGACGACTGGATCGAAAAGAAGAATGCGAGCGGCGAGACCACGGGCTGGCAGGAGAATGGCGAGGCCATCCGGCGCTCGCAGCTCCGCATCGCCACCCGGCAGTGGGTCGCCGAGAAGCTGAAGCCGAAGAAATACGGTTCCAAGGTCGAGCCCGACCATGGCGCGGTGACCGGCGGGGTTTCGCAGTTGCTGGAAGATATCAATGGCAAGACGCGCGGACTTCCAAACGGCAATTGACCAGTTTTCCGACTGGCGCTGGCGTCTGAACAATCTCTATTGGATCACCGACAAATCGGGCAAACGCGTCAGGTTCGAGATGAACTGGACGCAGATGACGTTTTTCGAGCAGATGCATTATCTGAATGTGCTGCTGAAGGCCCGCCAGCTGGGTCTCACGACCTTCATTCAGATCTTCATGCTCGATGCCTGCGTCTTCAACAGGGATATCCGCGCCGGTACCATCGCCCATACGCTGGGCGACGTGCAGACGATCTTCCGGGACAAGATCAAATACCCCTATGACAATCTGCCTGATGGTATCCGCAACGCCGTGCCTGTTGTCAGGGCCAACCAGACCGAACTGCTGCTTGGCAATAATTCGAGCATTCGTGTCGGCACCTCGCTGCGCTCGGGAACGCTGCAATATCTTCATATCTCCGAATATGGAAAGCTTTGCGCGAAATATCCTGACAAGGCGAGGGAAGTCCGCACCGGCGCTTTGAATACGGTGCAGGCCGGCCAGCTGGTCTTCGTCGAAAGCACTGCGGAGGGCCAGGAAGGGCATTTCTACACGCTCTGCGAAGATGGCCAAGTCAAGCAGCGCCAGGCGGCGAAACTGACCGAACTGGACTTCAAGTTCCATTTCTTCCCGTGGTGGAAGGAGCAGCAATATGCGATCGCGCCTGAGGGCGTCATCATCACCGATGCTTTCGCAAAGTATTTCCGCAATCTGGCCGATCAGGGCATCACGCTGACGGACGGGCAGAAGGCCTGGTACGTCAAGAAGGCCGAAACCCAGCTCGGCGACATGAAGCGCGAATATCCCTCGACGCCGGCCGAAGCTTTCGAGGCGAGCGTCGAGGGCGCCTATTACGCCGACCAGATGGCGGTCGCCGACGCTGAAGAGCGCATCGGCGTCTTCCCGCATGTCGAAGGTTATCCCGTCCATACCATTTCAGACATCGGCATGGACGATACCAACAGCGTCTGGCTGTTTCAGGTGCTGCCCGGCCGTGTGCGGATGATCGGCTATTTCGAGCACACCGGCACCGGCATGGACGGCATGCTCGACGAGCTGGAGCGGCGTAGCGCCGAGCATGGCTATGTCTACGGCGTCCACAACATGCCGCACGACATCAAGGTCAGGGAATGGACGCGCGGCGGCATGACCCGCATCGAAGTCATGCTGAGAGAGGTCAAAGCCCGCGGCCTTGGCACCGTCCGCAAGATCGAGCGCGCCTATGTCCATGACCGGATCAACGGCACCAGGCGCATTCTGGCGAAGATCGAGTTCGACCAGGCCGGCTGCATCCAGGGCATCAAGTGCCTGAGGAACTACCGCAAGGACTGGGACGAGGATTTGAGCGTCTTCCGCGACGAACCCCTGCACAACTGGGCCTCGCACGGTGCCGACGCTTTCGGGGGCCTGGCGATCATCTTCACCGGCTTGGCGCCCGAACCGCTGAAGCCGCAGGTGAAGAGCCTCCCGACCTTCCAGACGATGACCTTCAACGAATTTGCCGATTCCACCCCTGCATATAGCGAGCGTGTTTGATGGAAGACGAAACAACGGCTTTGGCGGACGGGCAGCAATGGGACCTGGCAAAGGTCGGCGCCCGTTGGCAGCAGGAGCTCGAGCGCGCGCAGCGTTATTTCAGATCCTGGCATGACCGCTGCGTCAAGATCGAGAAGATCTATCTCGACCAGCAGTCGGACCAGACGAATGCGGCCAAGCGAAGGTTTCCGATGCTCTGGGCTAACACCTCGGTGCTGCAGCCGGCCGTCTATGCCCGGGTGCCGCAGCCGGTCGTCGAGCGCCGCTTCAAGGACGCCCAGCCGGTGGCGCGCATGGCCTCCGAGCTCGTCGAGCGCAACCTGTCCTATATGGGCGACGAAGCCGATATCGATTCCATCATGCGCGCGGTGCGCGACGATTTCCTGCTCTGCGCCCGCGGCACGGTATGGCTACGCTACGAGGCCGATTTCGAGCCGCTCGACATGGGCGTTCAGCCTTCCGACGCGCCTGCGAATAGGGGCTTGCCCGAAGGTCTCCTTGGCGGGATGGGCGAGGATGGCGGAGCGCCGCCGGAGGCGATCAGCGACGAACGTGTCTGCATCGATTATGTGCACTGGTCGGATTTCCTGCATTCTCCGGCCCGGCGCTGGAAGGATGTGACATGGGTGGCGCGCCGCGTTCCGATGACCGACGAGGAGATGCAGAAGCGGTTCGGCCCGGACGCGATGACATCTCTCCAGGCGCAGGGTGCCGGCAGCAACAAGGGCAGCAACCAGACGGAGCGCGCCGAGAACGAGGGCAAGACCCATGTCTGGGAGATCTGGTGCAAGAGCGAGAACTATACGGTGTGGATCGCCGACGGCGCGCCGGTGGCGCTCGAAGTGTCGGAGCCGCCGCTGGATCTGACACACTTCTGGCCTTGCCCGCGCCCGGCCTATGGCACGATGTCGACGAGCTCGCTGATCCCGGTTCCCGACTATGTCTATTATCAGCAGCAATGCGACGAGATCGATCTCCTGACGAAGCGCGTCAACAAGCTGACCGATCAGCTGCGGCTGAAAGTGTTCTACCCCTCCGGCGATGGCGCGATCTCGCCGGCGATCGAGAAGGCGATGCGGCCGGAAAACGACACGGTGATGGTGCCGATCCCGGAATGGGCTGCCTTCACCGACAAGGGCGGCTCGAAAGCCATCGTGACGCTGCCGATCGACGAGGTGCAGAAGGTCATCATCGCCTGCATCCAGGCCCGCAAGCAGCTGATCGAGGACGTCTACCAGATCACCGGCATCTCCGACATCGTCCGCGGCGATACCCAGGCGTCGGAGACGGCAACGGCGCAGCGCATCAAGAGCCAGTGGGGCTCGATCCGCATCCGCGACCGCCAGTCCGAGCTTGCCCGCTTCGCCCGCGATATCATCCGCCTTGCCGGCGAAATCATCTGCGACCAGTTTCAGCCGGAAACGCTGATGCTGGTGAGCGGCATCAAGCTGCCGACCATGGCTGAAAAGCAGCAGGTCCAAATGCAGATGCAGATGGCGGCACAGCAGGCCGCGGCGCGCGCCGAGCAGCTGGGACAGCCCGCACCGCCGCCACCCGAGATGCCGCCGCAGCTCCAACAAATGATGCAGCAGCCGACGATCGACGAGGTCGTGCAGCTCTTGCGCAACGACAGCATTCGCGGCTTCCAGATCGACATTGAAACGGATTCGACGATCGAGCCCGACGAGGACGCCGAAAAGCAGCGCCGCATGGAATTCGTGCAGATGATCGGCGGCTTCCTGCAGCAGGCCGGCGCCATGGCGCAGCAGAACCCGATGCTGGTGCCTGTCATGGTCGAGACGCTGCTCTTTGCCGCCCGCGGCTTCAGGGCCGGCCGCCAGCTCGAAAGCACGCTGGAGCAGGTCGGCGCCCAGCTCTCCGAGGCCGCCACTGCGCCAAAACCACCGCCGGAGCCGCCGGCCGAGCAGATGATGCTGAAAACGGCTCAGGTGAAGGCGGGTGCGGAACAGCGGAAAGCCGAGCTTGGTGTGGCGCAAGCCGAGATCGAGCATCGCGCCGTGGTGGAACAGGCACGCGGCGAGGCGGCGGCGCAGGCCTTGCAGCAGCTGCAGGCGCAACAGCCTGCCTATCAGTGAACGGAGTGAAAGCATGAGAGAACGCTATTGCCGCGTCTGCGGCGGCTGGCACCAGCTCGACAAATGGCCGCACAACTGCATGCCGGTAAAGAGCCAGGCGCAGTCCGATCTGCCAGCGCCGCATTTCGTCAGCGACAGCATCGATATCCAGTCGATGCATGACGGCAGGCATTACACCTCGAAAGCCAAGCTGCGCTCCGCCTACCGGGCAGCCGGCGTGGTCGAGATCGGCAACGAAAAGCCGCAGCCGATCGAAAAGCCGAAGACGGATCGAAAGGCGATCCGCAAGGAGCTGCGGCGAGTTCACGCCGAATACAACGCTTAGAGCCCAGGAAAGGCTCTAAACTTTTGTTTTTACGCAATTCCGGACGGAAAACCGCTTCGCACTTTTCCTGGAATTGCTCTAACGGGCATCAACCCCCGACAAAGGAAGTTTCCGACATGGACATGGAAGACCTGAACGAGGCCGGCAACGGAAGCGAAGATTTTGGCGCGTTCGACGACAAGCCCCTGAATGACAGGCCAGTCAGCATCCGCGACAGCCTGAAGGCAGCGATCGACACCGTCGAAGGCAATGGACCGGGCGATATTACCGGCCAGCCGCGCGACGGGGAAAACGGCCGCTTCCTGGCCAAGGGGCAGGAGCAGGCCGCCACAGCGGCGAGGGCAGGGCAGGCGCCCGCGGCAAACGCCGCTCAGCAGACGCCCCAAGCACAGACCCAGATGCAGACCCGGGAACAGCCGGCAGGCATCGGCAGCCGGGTTCCGCCCGGCTGGTCGACGGAAGCCAAGGCGCAATTTGCAAGCCTTCCCGGAGAAGTGCAGGCGGCCATCACCAAGCGGGAACAGGAGGTCGATAACGGCTTCCGCGTTCTCCAGGATTACAAGGGGCTCGAGGAGTTCACGCCGCTCATCCGCCAGGCCGGCATGACCCATGCCGATGTCATGCGCCGGGCGATCGACTGGGAAAAGGCGCTCATCCACAATCCCGTCAACACCGTCGTTCACGTCGCCAGGATGGCAGGCGTCAATCTTCATGCCCTGGTCAATGGCCAGACGGATCAGGTCCTGCAGCGGAGTTCGCAGCAGGCCGGACCACAGCCCGGACTACAGCAAGGAGGACCGCAGCCTCGACACGTCAACGTCGAGGCGACGGTCGAACATGTTTTGCGGAAAAGGGACACCGAAACTCAAGTCGATGCCTTCCTTTCCGACCCGGCAAACGCGCACGCCGATGATGTGCTTGATGACATGATCGCCCTTATCAATGCAGGGCGGGCAACGTCACTCCAGGACGCCTACGACGCCGCATGCTGGATGCGCCCGGACATTCGCCAGCAGTTGATCAACCAGACTGCGCAGGCGCCCGTCCGAGAACAGCAAGCCCAGAGGGCAGCAGCGGCAGATCAAGCCCGCCGCGCCTCGCGATCCATCTCTGGATCTTCCGCGCCGGGGCCGACCCGCGATGCGGCAAGAGGCCAGCCCACCTCAATCCGAGACTCGCTGCGCGACGCCATGCGTTTTTCGCGCGGTCAAGTCTGATCAAAGGAATGATCAATGCCCATTTCGCCCAACCTTTCTGAAATCGTGACCACGACGCTGCGCAACCGCAGCGGCACGGTCGCCGACGACGTGACGAAGAACAATGGTCTTCTCACCCGTCTGAACAGCCGCGGCCGCAAGAAGCCCATCTCCGGCGGCCGCACCATCGTGCAGGAACTGCAATATCAAGAAAATGGCAGCTTCAAGCGCTATTCCGGCTACGATATCCTGAACGTCCAGCCCTCCGACGTCATCACCGCTGCCGAATACGACCTCAAGCAGGCGGCGGTGGCCGTCTCGATGTCGGGCCTCGAACAGCTGCAGAATTCCGGCGAGGATGCGATCCTCGATCTGCTTGAGCAGCGCATCGAAAACGCCGAAACGACGCTGAAGAACAACATCGCGCTCGACTGCTATTCCGATGGCACGGCCGATGGCGGGCGTCAGATCGGCGGCCTGCAGCTACTGGTCTCGACCTCGCCGACATCAGGCACCGTCGGCGGCATCTCGCGCGCCACCTGGGGTTTCTGGCGCAACCAGAAATTCTCGGCCTCGGCCGATGGCGGTGCCGCCGCCTCGAATGCCAACATCCAGAGCTACATGAACCGGCTCTATATGTCCTGCGTTCGCGGCTCCGACGCGCCCGATCTTGTCGTCGCCGACAACAACTTCTTCCGCCTCTACTGGGAATCGCTGCAGGCGATCCAGCGCATCACCTCGGCGGACAAGGGCATGGCCGGCTTCCAGTCGCTGCAATACATGGGCGCCGACGTGATCTTCGACGGCGGCTTCGGCGGCGGTGCGCCTCTCAACCAGATGTTCTTCCTGAACACCAAGTACCTGTTCTATCGCCCGCACCGCGACCGCGACATGGCCCCGATCGGCGACGAGCGCATGAACACCAACCAGGATGCCTTCGTGCAACTGATGGGCTTTGCCGGCAACCTCACCATGAACAACGCCTTCCTGCAGGGCGTGTTGTTCGCCTGATCGTCAACGAAAGGAAAAGCAAATGTCGGTCGCAACAATCCAGTCCGATCGTCTTGGCGCGAACCCGTTCGTCGTCGAAGGCCCGATCGTTTCCGGCTCCGGTATTCCGGGCCCGAACTTCTCCCTCGGCGCTGTCGCCGGCGGGGACCGCGAATCCGAATGGGTCTATTGCCAGCTGGTGCTGGCCTCGCAGACGACCCTTCAGCCCGGCCAGTGGTTCCAGTGGACCCGGGATTATGTCGCCTCGCTGCTAACCACGGCGGCTGCCGTCGTCGGCCAGCGCTGCGGCGTCTTCTCCGGTGCCGCCCAGCCGCCGACGCTGACCGGCGGCCCGGTCGGTGCTATCACGCTTGCACCCGGCACCTATTATGTCTGGCTGCAGCGCAATGGCCAGGCGCCGGCATTGGTTGCAACCGCAACGGCGGCCCTTGTCGTTGCCGAAACCACGACCACGGCAGGCCAGGCGAGCGCCCCGGCATCCGCCACGGCAACCACCAAGGCCATCGCCAACGTCAACTTTGCGGCGGCCAACCAGACGTTCACGGCAACCACCGTCAACGGCTCCAACCTGCTGACGAGCCTTTCCGGGCTGAATGCCGGTTCCGGCCCGTTCATCGGCGCGGCCGTTTCCGGCACCGGCATATCAGGCGGAAGCACCATCTCGGGCATCACCTACAACCCGAACGGCGTCATCCAGAGCATCACCCTCTCGGCCAACGCCACCGCCAACGGCACCGGCATCACCATCACCGCGACGGGTGTGCTCGAGGCAACGCTGATGCGTCCGTTCCTGTCGAAGGTGAACTAACATCGACGGGCGCTTCGGCGCCCGTTTCGGCAACCTCTCTATGCGTGACTGCCCCTCATCCAGTTCGTGCCGATGGCTGCCCCTCACCCTAACGCTACCCGGGTCGAGCCACTCGTCTCGACCCGTCCTCCGGACCCCCGTAAAAACGGGGAGAGGGGACGTGCCAAACGCAACGTCGAGATTGACGAAGCCGGCGCGGCATATCCCCTTCTCCCCGCCTGCGGGGAGAAGGTGGCGGCAGCCGGATGAGGGGCAGTCGGCGATCTCATGCGTCGAGAACGACGCCGAGTATCGTTTGTGAACAATCACGCCCGAGGCGCTTCGACGCCCGCTTCCTTTCCCCCGCCATCAACAGCGAGACAAACACAATGTCCGACAGCAACACCGGAATTTATGCCTCCTTCAGCCTCGAACCGGTCGAGCAGACCTTTTTGACGGAGAAGGAAGGTCGGCCGATTTTCGCCGACAAGGAATTCGTCCGCATCTTCATCTCCGGCGACAAGCACACCGAAGTCTATCGCGAGGTGACCGACAACGACAAACAGCGCTTTTCCCAAGCCTATAAGCGCTTCAAGGAAGGCGCCGCCGCCCGCGAGCAGCTGACCGGCACGCCCCTGGCGCAATGGCCCTATCTGAAACCCAGCCAGATCAAGGAGCTGGAGGCGGTCAACATCTACACCGTCGAGCAGCTCGCAGCCCTCTCCGACACCGTAAAAAAAAAAAAGATCGGCATGGGAGCGAACGAGCTCGTCGCTGCCGCCCGGGCCTATCTGGCAACCGCTGAGAACTCGAGTGCCGCCTCGGCCTTTGCCGCCGAAAACGAACGGCTGAAGGACGAGGTGACGCGCCTGCAGGAGCAGATGAGGGAGATGGCCTCGCGCTTCGAGGCGCTCGAAAACGAATGCCAAGCCGGCGCCAAGTCCCGCGGCCGCGTCGCTGCTTGAACCGGAGATCCCGCGCATGTCGCTCTTGACTATCATTCAGAATGTCTGCGCGGAAATCGACCTCGATCCGCCGACGGCCGTCATGTCCTCGGCGGATCCGCAGATCATGCAGCTGCGCATCCTTTCCACCCGCGCCGGGCGCGACCTGATGCGTGAGCACGACTGGTCGGCGCTGATGGTGCAGCGGCAATTCGTAACGACCGGCGCCAACCCCGAGCCGGCCGAGCCGCCCGCCGACTGGGACCGTTTCGCCGCCAATTCGAAGATCTGGAACGCCTCGCGCCTCTGGCAGCTCAATGGCCCGGTGGAGCCGCAGACGTGGCAGCGCAATATCATCCTCAATTCGAACCCGGTGCCGCAGATCTGGCGCATGGCCGGCGGCAAGCTTGACATCCACCCGAATGCTGCAGGCGAGACGATGGCTTACGAGTATATTTCCGGCTTCTGGGTGGCGCTGAATGGCGAGGCGACCTATGCCGCCAATTGGGCCGGCGACACCGATACCGCCCGTTTCCCTGAAGACCTTCTCGAGCTCTCGCTGATCTGGCGCTGGAAGCGGGCCAAGGGCCTCGACTATGGCGAGGAGATCGCCAGCTTCGAGCGATCCAAGGAAGCCGCGATCGGCGCCGATCGGGCGGCAGCGCCCGTCGACCTCTCGCTGCCGGGCAGGGGCCAGGCGCCCGAGAATTATTGGCCCGGCACCATCACGGTCCAAAATCCATGACCCGCAAACCTGTCCCTCAAAACGGGCGCACCCGCCGCGTTTCGCCCAGCAAAGACTGGATCGCGCCGATCGGCGGCTGGCGAACCGATGTCGAGATGGCGGATATGCCCGCCGATGCGGCCTTTCAGCTCGACAACTTCTTTCCCGAGGCAAACCGGGTGCGCGCCCGCTATGGATTCCTCGCCTTCGCCACCGGGCTTGGCGCCGACGTGCAGACGGTCATTCCCTATTCCGGCGTCGGCAACCGGCTGTTTGCCGCCGCCGGGGACAAAATCTTCGACGTGACGGCGGGCGGCGCCGTCGGTGCGCCCGTCGTCTCCGGCATGGCAAGCGCCCATTGGTCGGTGCAGCAATATACCAACCCGGCCGGCCAGGAGTTTCTGCGCCTCGTCAACGGCCTCGACACGCCGCTGCTCTTCAACGGCACTGCCTGGACGAATAACTTTCTGGTGGGCACCGCAACGCTCGCCACCCAGAATGTTGCCATCAGGAACACGGCCTATACGCTGAGTTTCTTCGGCACCGGCTCCGTCACCCTTTCCGGCGCCTTCACCGGCACGCTGAACGGCACGGGCGTCGCCAACCGGGTGTCGCTGACCTTCACGCCGGCGGCCGGCACGCTTGTCGTCACTGTCTCAGGAACGGTCACCAATGCGCAGCTTGAGACGGGCGCGGTCGCCACACCTTACGTTCCCTCGACGATGATATCAGGCATTCCGGACGCATCGCTGCTGATCGCCGTCACCGCCTATCGCTCGCGTCTGTGGTTCATCGAGAAGAATTCGACCAATGTCTGGTATCTCGCCACCGACGCCGTCAGCGGCGCGGCGACGGTGCTGCCGGTCGGCGGCAACATGAAATATGGCGGCACGCTGATTGCGATCAATGTCTGGACCATCCCTGTTTCGACAGTCCTGCAGCAGTGCCTGGTGCTGATCTCCTCGGAAGGCGAGGTGATCGTCTTCCAGGGTTCGGATCCCTCGAGTGCTTCCAATTGGGGGCTGATCGGCACCTTCAAGCTCGGCCGGCCGCTCGGCACCGATCGATGCCTGCTGTCGGTCGGCGCTGATCTCGCGATCATGACGACGGACGGCATCGTGCCGATCACCAAGGCCGTGCAGCTCGACCGCGGTGCCACCAGTCTCGGGGCGATCACCGCCAAGATCGGCCCGACCTGGCGCGAGACCGTTGCGGCGACCGGCACGACCTCTGAGGAGTGGCAGCTTTCGAGCTTCCCGGCGCGGCAGATGGCGATCGTCAACCTGCCGTCCTCCTTCGGTCCCTATCAATATGTGATGAACACCGAAACCGGGGCCTGGTGCCGCTTCGTCGGCATGCCCGCCTCCTGCTGGACGACATGGCAGGACCGGCTGTTCTTCGGCGCGGGCGACGGCACGGTTTATGAGGCCGAGGTCGGCGCCAACGACAATGGCGTGGCGATCGATGCGCTGATGGTCGGCGCCTGGAGCCGCTATGGCGACGGGCTCTCGACCAAGCTCTCGAAGCTGATCGGGGTGACGGCGCAGATCGGGGTTTCCACGCTGATGTATGCGGGGATCTCGGTCGACTACCAGACCAAGATTCCCAACGCACTTCTGTCATCGATCGAGAACAATGCGGCGGCGAAGTGGGGAACGGCGGTCTGGGGTGTCGCGAAATTCCCCGGCATTTCGCTTGTCCGCAAATTCGCCTCGGCCGGCGGCGCGGGCTCGGCCTTGGCGCCGACGATCCGTGCACTGATCTCCGGCTCGTCCGGCTCGGTCTCTGAGGCGGCCGTGGTCGGCGGCTCGGTGCTTTACGAAAAAGGCACGCCGATTTGATCGTCTCCGAACCGCGCGAGGAGATCGCGGCCTGGGTCGGCAACAGGATCGGCGTGGCCTTTCACCCGCCTTACACCACGCTCGCCCATATCGACCGCGGCCGGATCATCGCCGGCTTCGTCTTCAACGTCTGGACCGAGCATGATGTCGAGGTCTCGCTCGCCGCCGATCGGCTGACGCTGACGCTGATGCGATCGGTCTTTCGCTATGTCGTGCACCAACTCGGCTGCCGCCGCGCAACCGCAAGAACCCGCGCCGACAATGCCGAATCCCAACGGGTTCTCATGCGGCTCGGCGCCCGCCTGGAAGGCTGCCAGCAGGCCTATTTCGGCGACTGCGACGCGCTGCTTTACGCAATCATGAAAGAGGATTTTCCCTATGGTCTCCACGCCGAAGGCCCCAAAGGCGCCTGATCCGACACAAACCGCAGCGGCGCAGACGGCCACCAACGTCGACACCGCCATCGCCAATGCGGGGCTGAGCCACACCAACCAGTACACGCCTGACGGTTCGCTGGAATACAAGGTCAGCGGCTACCAGACGATGACCGACCAGACCGGCAAGACCTATCAGCTGCCGACCTATTCGGCCTATCAGACCTATTCGCCCGAGAACCAGGCGATCTACGACCAGACGCAGCAGACGCAGCTCGGCCTTGCCAAGCTTGCCAACGACCAGACCGGCAAGATCTCGGGCGTGCTCGGCACCAATGTCGATCTCAGCGCCGGCAATGTCGACAAATATGTCAACGATCACTGGCAGTCCGGCTTCAACAACCAGTGGGATCGCGATCAGGCGAGCCTCGATCAGAGCCTTGCCGACAAGGGCATCTCGATGGGCTCGGCCGCCTATGACAATGCGCTGCGCGATTTTTCGACGCGCAAGCAGGCCGCATCCGACCAGTATCTCGGCGACATGTATTCGAATGCCCAGAACTCGATCCTGACCGAGCGAAACCAGCCGCTGAACGAGATTTCCGCGCTGATGTCGGGATCGCAGGTCCACCAGCCAAGCTATGTCAACACGCCGACGACGCAACTGCCGACCGTCGACCAGGCCGGGCTGATCAACGAGAACTACAATCAGCAGATGGGCCTCTACGACCGGCAGGTCGCACAGTCGAACGCGGCGATGGGCGGCCTCTTCGGCCTCGGCGGCTCGCTGCTCGGCGGCTGGGCGAAGTCCGACCGGCGGCTGAAGGAAGACATCAGGCGCGTCGGGATGCTCGACAACGGCCTGCCGGTCTACGCCTTCCGCTACAAGGAAGGCGGCCCGACCCAGATCGGCCTGATGTCCGACGATGTGCGCACGATGCATCCGGACGCGGTGTTCGAACACGCAGACGGTTTCGACCGCGTCGATTACGGAAGGGCGGTGGGCTGATGGGATTCATATTTGGCGGCGATACCGGCAAGACACAGGGCGACATTAGCGACCAGCGCAAGCGGCTGGCCTACGCCATGCTGCAGCAAGGCATGGATGCGAGCCCGATCCAGTCTCCTTGGGAAGGGGTCGCGCGGCTTGCAGAGGGCGGGCTCGGCGGTTTGGCGATCCGCCAGCAGCGGCAGGAGCAGCAGGCGGGTGGCGCCGCAGGGACCGCCGCTTTGACAGGCCAGCCTTCCCCATCAGCGCCGGCCTCTCCCGGCTTCCTGTCGTTGCTCTTCGGCAGCGGACCGGTGGGCCGGACCGGCGGCTGAAGCAAGGCATCAGGCGCGTCGGCCCGCTGAACAACGGTCTGCTGGCCGACGCCTTCAGGCACAAGGACGGCGGCTCGACCAATATCGGCCGGATGTCCGACGATGTGCGCAAGATTCATCCGAACGCGGTGTTCGAACAGACGGTTTCGACCGCGTCGATTACGAAAGGGCAGTGGGCTCATGTCATTAAAGTCATTCATATCAGGCGGCAATACCGGCAAGACACAGGGCGAGATTAGCGACCAGCGCAAGCGGTTGGCCCAAGCTATGCTGGAGCAGGGCATGGAGTCGGGTCCCGTACAATCCCCCTGGCAAGGGGCTGCGCGTCTTGTCCAGGCACTGATGGGCGGACTGGCGATCCGCCGGCAGGAGCAGCAGGCAAGCGGCGACGGTAGCGGGGCGCCGGCTGGCGAACCAGGCGACTTTCCCTTCGCGCCGCTGCCCGACAACGGGCCCGTTCCGCCGGAAAGACCCAATCTCGACCTGCTGATGACGACGGACGATCGCGGCGGACAGCCCATGGGCCCGGCCGCCCAGCCGGGCGCCGGTCTCTTCGCGCCGCTGCCCGACAACGGACCCATTCCGACGCCGAGGCCCTATCGCGACCCGATGGTCACGACGGGTGATCGCCGACAACAGCCTATGGCGGGCGGTCAGCCGCCGCAGTTTCCGTTGGAGCACTTCGGCGATCCCGTCGCGCCGCCTGCCAACCCGCCCATTCCGACGCCGCGCCCCTATCGCGATCCGATGGTCACGACCGACTATCGCCGCGAGCAGCCGATGGCGGCCGATCAGCCGGGCGACGAGAGCTTCGCTCCGCTGCCTGACAACGGCCCCATTCCTTCGCCGAGACCTGGATATCGCGACCCGCAGGTGACGACGGACGAACGCCGCCAACAGCCCGCGGCGCCGGTTCCTGGTGGCGGCGGCGCCGGATCCGCAAACGACGGGGCAGAGCTTCAAACGATTCTGTCCGATCCTGTTCGTAGCGCCAACCTGCCGGCCGGCATGCGCAACAACAATCCCGCCAATCTCAAATATGTCGGGCAGCATGGGCCAGGAATCATCGGCCCTTCCGAGAACACCGACCAGGGCGATCCGCAGGTCGTCTATGCCACGCCGGAGGCGGGCATGCGGCACAATGTCTGGCAGATCATGAGGAAGTATCGAAAAGGCATGCTGACCCCGAATCAGATGATCGCTGGAGCCAGCGGATGGACGCCTAAGTCTTTCACGGCGGCTGCCAACATTGCGCGATCGATGGGCATCGACCCTGACGACGATCTCCGGCTGACCGACCCCGCAATGGCAAAGAAGTTTGTTCGCGCCCTCATCACTCAGGAGCAGGGAACATCGGGTGCTCTTTATCCGGACAGCATGATTGAAGCGGCAATCGCTGCACAGTCCAAGGATGCAGTTGCCAGCGTGCCCGTTCCCACCCCGAGGCCGGAATATCCCGATCCGCAGATGACGACGGATGAGCGCCGCCAGCAGCCCGCGACGGCGCCCACGCAGCCCGGCGACGATCCCTTCGCTCCGCCCGGCAACGTGCCCATTCCCACACCGAGACCCAGCCGCCGCGACCGGCAGGCGACAAGGGGCACCCCCAGCCAGCAACCCGTCGACGCCGATGTCTTCAACGGCTTCATGGACACGGTGAAGAACGGCTATAAGCAGCGGGATGGATCGACCATCCAGGTGACCAACCCTTATGGTCTGGCGGCCATCGCCTCGACGGGCCAGTCCGAAAGCCAGTTCTCGACCAAAAGAGCCAACAGCTCCTGGTCCGACCCGAGCGGAAGCGGAAAGCCGGGCACCTCGGGCGGCATCATGTCGTGGCGTAATACTCGCCTGCAGAAGCTCTATAACTTTGCGGCTCAGAAGGGCGAAGATGTGGGCGCGATCAGTCCACAGACGCAGGCCGAGTTCTTCCTGCAGGAGGACCCCCGGCTGATCGCCAGGCTGAATGCCGCTCAATCGCTGGAAGAGGCGCAGCGCCTCATGAACAGAGCCTGGCAATTTGACGGTTACGATGAGCCGGGGAACAAGGAGGTCGCCGATCGTCTGGCCACAGCCAGGAGCTTTATGCCGCAGTACCAGACGGAGGGCGGCGCCGATCCGTTCGCTCTGCCTGACAATCTACCGATTCCGACGCCGGGGCCGGGGCCTCGCGGCCGGCAGGAGACGATGAACCAAGGTCGCGGGCCGGCGGCGTCACAGGCTGCCGGGAAAGCGGACGCACTCGTCCGCGCTCTGCTGGCTCGGCAGCAAAGTGGCCTCTGGTAGCCCGATCCAGGCTTCCGAGGGCAGCAACGGCGGTGGTCCGATTGGATCGCGATCGATCTGCTCGCCGTAGTCGACACTACTCGATCCAGGCCTCGCAACCCGCGGGGCTTTTTCTTTTGGAGAAGGTCAATGCCCAGAAATCCATCCACCGGCGTCTATTCCAAGCCCGCCGGAACGACACCCTCTGTCGGCCAGGTCATCGACCCCGTGCCATGGAACGCACTGACCACCGACCTCGGCAACGAAATCACCAACTCGCTGCCGCGCGACGGCTCGGCGCCGATGGTCGCACCCCTCAAGGCGGCAGGCGGAACGGTATCCGCGCCGGGCATCGGCTTCGCCTCGACGCCGCAGACCGGTCTCTATCTGAAGGGTGGTGGGTTGCTGGGGTTCACCCAGAACGGCGTCGACGTCGCCTTCGACAAGGCTACGGTCTACGCGGCGAAGTCAGGCGATTACACGGCGCTTGCGTCCGACGATAACGCTATCCATCGCTTCACCGCGGCAGCGACGCTCACCCTGACCGCAGCCGCAACGCTCGGCGCGAACTGGCACTATGCCGTCATTGCCGATGGCGGCGATGTGACGATCGATCCGAATGGCGCGGAGACGATCGACGGCGCGGCAACGCTTGTCATTAAAAATGGCTACAGCGTCGAAATCATCTGTTCCGGTGCCGCTTTCTTCACCAACAAACTCTTCGCCAGGATAGCGAGCAAAGCCGACAGCGCCGCTGTAGGCGATTTCGTCGTCGGGCTTATCCTTTCGAACAACAGCGGCAGTCCGAACACTCATATCGATTTTGGCGCCGGCTCCGCTCGTTTGGGCTCGAGTTTCGTCTCGAACCCGTCGTCGATCACAAAGCGGACAAACGGGACATTCGCCGCCGGCACCGGCGCCGGTGGTCTGGACACCGGTTCGGTCGCGGCGAACGCAACCTATTTCGCATATGCGCTGCGCAAGGATGACGATTTGACGTTCGATATCGTGCTGTCGACCTCAGCGACGATCGCCGGAGTCAACACGGCGCTGCTCACCGGCTATACCATCGTCAAATGCATCGGCGTGGTGCTGACGGACGGAAGTTCAAACATTCGGCCGTTTGTGCTGTATCCGCGTGACGAATACACCTTCGTGACGCCGGCGAGGGACGCTATCAACGCCGCTATCTCTACGACTTCGACACTCCTGGCGCTGACAGTGCCAAATGGGGTGAAGGTCAAGGCGAAGCTGCGGTTTGAATTCACATCGACCGCGACGACCAATGCTGTGCTGATCCACGATCCGGCGCAGGGAATTCTTGTTGCTGGCATCTCTGGCGATGGTGGCAACGTAGGCGCCGTCCAGGTTGCAAGCGGCTTTGCCGTAGGGACCCAAGATGTTTGGACGAACACGAGCAAGCAAGTCAGACAGGTCGCAGGAGCTGTTGGCAATATCTGGGTGTGGGCCGACGGTTTCTATTTCCCGTGCGGGAGGAGCGCATAATGCCTTTTGCTTCCCGACCGGGCGATAGTGCAAACAGATCGACGACTTTTTCGCAGTCGCAGCGCAATTATAGCTTACGGTGAATTGAGCGTCTTAGCGATCGATCGCCTTCCGATACTCCGGGAAAGTTCGTGAGCGGGCTTTTCCACGAAGTAGTAGAATGGGGCGATCATCAGAAGGGAGCCAGCACAAACAAGGACCGGGCTGGCAACTCCTAATCGCTCAATTGCTGTCGCAGCAATGACATGCATCAGGTAAATGGAGAAACAGGCCTCTCCCACTTTCTCCAGAACCGCAACAGCGTTGCCGCGCTCGGCGTTCGAAGTCTCCGAAATGATCCATCCACAAGCCAGCACCCCGAAGGGAACCATCGTCAGGTAAAAGCCGGCAGGGGTATTGATGGTCGCCCAATAGAGGATGGATGCAGTAGCTGCCGTAGCGACCCTCCAAAGCCAGACGTTGCCAACAAACACGCCGCGTCGATATGTCTGCGCCAGATAGCAACCCATGAGCCACGCGGGCAGGGAAACGAGCCAGTTCAAAGATGGCCCGTATTTCTGCGCACTGCCATATTCATCAGAGCCTAAACCGATAACGATGGCGTAGGAGACGATGACGGAGACGGCGATCATCGCCGGCCACCCAACTTTCCGCGAAACGGGAAGGAACAGCGGATAGAGCGAATAGTAAATGACCTCGCAAACCACGGACCACAAGATATAGCCGTCCAACGGATTATAGGCGCGGATGCCGACCCACTGCGCGAGAATGAGCGCCACGGCGGTTGGAATCATGATCCGGACGTACCGCCTCTTCAGAAAGATTACAGTAGACAATTCCGCCGCTCGGAACGGGAAGTGGATGCAAAATCCTGAGATCACAAAGAAAGCGATCACGGCAGGGTGGCCCGTGAAGATGTAGCGTGAAATACCAGGCATTGAAGGGCCAAGCAAATGCGCGAATACAACAGACAGAGCGGCAATTGCTCTGACGGTATCAAGGCCTTCGATTCTGTTTGAACTCGGAAGTGATCGCATCTCGCGAAGTAACCGTGAAGCGAAAACTTTAGCAACAGACAACAATTAGTGTACCTATCGGTACTAATATTTATTTAGCAGTCGGCATCGAATTTGACTGGAATCGCGACCTCGTCGCTGCTCCTCAGGGAATTGGCGGCAACGGTGCTCAAGCTGGGCTAACCCACGCAAACTAGTACCTAAGCAACCCGTTTACCAACCTCGCCCCGAGCTTCTAGCGGGGGATTTGCACACGCGATCTCTGGCAATAACTGACGGCGTGAGCTAATGACCTCCGAACTCGGAGGAAATCATGGCAGCCGATAAAGCGTCGTACCGGAATCGCGGAGGAATTCTTCAGCGTCTCGTTAGCGCCTACAAGCGATTTCGCTACTTTAGCCGCGCCGGCTCGAACCTGGTTGTCAAGCTCAGCGCCGAGTTCCGGATGGTGAAGCACGCCGTTCTTGAGGTCGGCAGCAATGTCACGATCCAAGACTATTCGTTCTTCCAACTCACGATGCCTGAGCCGAAGGTGTTCATTGGAAACAACACCGTCATCGGCCGCCGCAACATCATCACTGCCAAAAATCGCATATCCATAGGCAATGATGTGCTGATCGGTTCTGATGTCCAGATCATCGATCACGGCCACGGCATGAGGCGAAACGTACCGATCAGGCTTCAGAAGGCCGAAATCGGCTTTGTCGAAATTGGTGATGATGTCTGGATTGGTGCGGGTGCCAAAATACTGATGAACGTCACGATCGGGACCGGTGCCGTGATCGGAGCAAATTCCGTCGTCACGGCCGATATTCCCGACTATGCGATCGCCGTTGGCTCGCCGGCGAAAGTCGTCAAATACCGCACCTAAACCGGATCCGGATTGTAGGCGGGGTCGAATTTGAGACGTACCGCGTCCCGCTTTGTCTTGTGAGCAACATACGCTGCCTAGGTTTTATCCATACAGTCGCGTCACGCGTTTTAGGTTTGGCTCCTTGCGCCCGGCCTCGTGGATGGTGACCGCCATTCGTTCAAGACTCGCAATCAACGGCATTTAGCGTCTCTTTTCGTTCGACGGGACACGACCAAGCGTCATTGAAATTTCAGCCCGCACCCCGTCTCTGCTCAGGAACCGGGTGCTTCGCCACATCTAAATTCCGGAGCCCACCCCATGCTCGTCTCCAACTGGCGCGCAGTGCTGAAGCACGCCTGGTCCATCCGTTTGATGGCACTGGCGCTGCTCTTCATCATCCTTGAGCCCGTCTACACCTTCGTCGCCGCCACCTGGGTGTCGCGCAACATCTACATCCAGCTCGCCATGTCGGCGATCACCGGCCTCTTGGCCGTTGCGGCGATCATCGCCCGCATCTTCGTTCAGCAGAAAATCTCAGGAGACCTGAATGGCAAACCGCCTGCAGAAGGGTAGTGCCGCCGCGGCCATGGCCGTGGCGCTCGTGGGATCGTTCGAGGGATTGCGCCAGAATGCCTATCCCGATCCGGCGACGCAGGGGAAGCCGTGGACGATCTGCTATGGCAGCACCAATGGCGTGAAGCCGGGAGACCGCAAGACGGTGGAGCAGTGCAGGGCGCTGTTGGCGCTGGAGCTCAAGACCTATGCCGGGGGCATCGAAAGCTGCGTACGCGTGCCCTTGCCGGATGCGCGTTTCGTGGCGCTGACCTCCTTTGCCTATAATGTCGGCGTCAAGGCGGCCTGCGGTTCTAGCGCGGTCAGGCTCATCAACCAGGGCAGGACGGCCGAGGGCTGCGAGGCGCTGTTGAAGTGGAACCGCGCCGCCGGCATGGTTTTTCCCGGCCTTGTCAGGCGCCGGCAGAAAGAACGCCAGTTCTGCCTCGAGGGCATCTGATGTTCGGCCTCCTCGACACGCTCAAGCTGGGCGCCGGCATCGCCGCCGGCCTGATGCTCTATCACCTCTATGCCGTCTCGATCGGCTATCCCTCGGCGGCAAGGCAGGCGCGCGCCGGCTATGTCCTCGTTGCCCAGAAGAGCGCAGCCGAGGCCCAGGCCGCCGAGATGGAGCGCCAGCGCAACGCGGCGTCACAAGCCACCGAAGAGCATCGCAAGCGCCTCGCAGCCGCGGAAGCGGCCGAGCGGGCCGCCAGAGACACACTCGAGATCGAGATCCAATCCTATGAGCTTCAGCTTTCGCAAAAGAACCGCGCTTGCGCTGTCACTGCTGCTGATCGTCAGTGGCTGCTCCGCCACTGAACGCTTGAACAAGGCGGCGGTGACGAAGGGGCAGGCGGCGGCCGGCATCGTCCTGCCGCCGTTGCCGGATGATCTCCGCCGGCAGGAAGCGCATGCGCCTGTCGTTGAGGGCGAGCCTGTCATCGCCATCCTCGCCCGCGAGCGCCAGGCGCTCGACCGCGCCAATGCCCGCCAGGGGCGCACCATCCAATTCTACGACGACCTCACCAGCAGATACGGAACACGCCGATGATGAACGCCATTTCGCTAGCCCTGACGAGCCCGATGGGTGCAGCTGACCTGGCGCCCCCGCCATGGGTGCCGGATGCCAACCGCTATATGCCGGCCGCCACGGGCACCCGCTGGCCGGCGGGTTTCACGCAGACCTACGCGGCCGACCTGAACTATCAATGTTCGAAGCTGTTCTTCGGCTCACCTGATTACGAAACCAACGATTTCCTGATTCCCTTTGTGGGTTTTGGCTGCACGGAGGGCGGCCTTGCGCCGCAAGAGACGATCTTGCCGAATGCCGATATTGCGATCGATGAGGTGTTTTTCATCCATCCGAACGGCACGGAATACCCGGTGCTCTTCGGCGGCAACGCGGCCGCGACCGTCGCGGCGTCGACCGGCATTGTTTACGGGCAGGTGACGCTGCCAAGCGCCCTGCCGGCATGGTCCGTCTTCGGCATCCGAACGGTGTGGCACGGTACGATCGGGCAGACCTATATTGGCGGCTATCGCTGCCAGCGCCATCGGGGCGAAAAATATTGGGCCGCCGCCGATCTGACGTCCATTCGGGCGCTGGCCCTGGCGAACGGGGCGAGCACGCCAGCCCGCGATACGTTCTATAATACGGTCGGCAATGAGAACAACTCGCAGCCTCTTGCCTATGGCCCTGCAATGGTCCTGGCCAAGGGGTGGGACGGCCGGCCGGTTCCGATGGTCCTGTCCGACAGCCTCATCGAGCGTCAGGAGATTGCCGCCACGGCCGATGCCAGGCGCAACATGGGCATGTGGCTGCGCTGGCTTGATGTGCGAGATCCGCTATGGGGCAGTATCATCCCCCTCGTCATGGGCGTCCCCGGCTCGAAGTCGGTGCAGGAACTGGCGACGTCGGCAACCAAGCGCTGGGCCATGATCGATGCGATTCGGGACACATACAATGGCGGCAAGAATATCTGGACGTTCGTTCTCGACCAGTCCGGCCGCAACGATAACAGCGCCACGTCAAGCACATGGTCGAACGCCAAGCTTGGCTTGGTCGACCGCGTCAAGACGCGCTATGGGGCGGGCATCCATGTCGTCGGCGTTACAATAATTCCGACCATGACCGCTTCGTCGGACAGCGGCCGGACGGTCGCCGGCTATACCGTTCCCGCCTTATGGACAACCACCTTGGCGACGGTGAACAACACCATCAAGGCAAGTTCTCGTTACGCCAAGGTGATCGATCAGTTGCTTGCCTTCACTGCGGACACTGATCCGACGAAGTCGCCGGCCGCTGAAATGTTTCCGCTCGGAAACGTCGTCGGGCATCCCGGAAATCAGGACGGCGTGACGACGTGGGACACGATCAGGCTGCCGGCTTCGGTTCCGAACGGCACTCGCATCATGTTCGAATATCAGCCTGGTCTTTGGACATCGAGAACGACCTACGACCGCGTCGACAATGGCGATGGGACGGCGGACTATAAGGTCATTGAAGTCTTTGCCACCAATGTCCAGGACAATGCGGCGCTGCTCGCCCACGGCATGAACCTCGACGTTTCGTCTTACGTCCATCCGGTGCTGCAAGGGATCCTGCGATTTGTCAGCCGCTTGCCGCAATCCGAAAAGCTGAAATTTTACCCCTAGGCGAGCACCGATAGAGATGACATCGAATGACGATATCCTGCGCGCGCTCGGGCGCGTCGAGGGCAGGCTGGCAGGCATCGAGGACAACGTCGCGCTTCTGCGCAACGAGGTCAGCGACGAAAAGGCCAACGCCCATGACTTCAGTGCCGTGATCCACAAGCGGCTCGACGAGCAGGCCAGGCAGATCGCCCGTCTCGATACCAGGGTGGCAATCAGCGGCGGCGCGGATGCGTTAATCCGCGAGGAATTCAGAACCCTCAAGGAGACCGTCGAGAAGAACCAGGAGGCGGTCGCGCCGGCGCTTGAAGAGTGGAAACGCATGAAGACGATCGGCTACGGGATATCGGGGCTCATCGCCTTCGCTGGCCTGACGATCGGCGGCACCATTGCCTATGCGAGCGATGGCGCGGTGGCGGCGATTCGGCATTGGTTGAAGATCAATTGATGGGTGGCCGGTGCGTCTGTGTCTTGTCCACCGGCGCTGCTGCTTACCGATGTCCTCAAGAGACCATCCTTTGTTTTCCCGACTTGATGTTTTCGTAGACCATCTCCAGGCGTCGCGAGGCGATGTAAGCCGTTTCCTCGAATCCGGCCACCGGCCAATCCAGCCGTGGGCCTCCATCCGCCATCACGATCCAGAACCACCTGTCGGTCAAGCCGGGCTCATGGATCTGAAAGATCCTTCCTATCTGCTGGTCGCCATTGAAGGCCACGAAATCGTCGCCTGGTTTCCCTTTCCATGCGTGCCGCCATTTATATTTCAGTTTACGATGGCTGACGGCCTCCCACATTTTCCACATATGTCGCATTCCCCGCGTGATGGGGCCTTTCTGACCGCGACTGCTTTGAGTTGGCTCCGCCCGAGCCGGGTTTATATCAGTGTCGGCTCCGGATCGGGATCGATCGGATCGATGATGTCGGGACGATCGTTCCGCGAATTTCCGACATCTTTGCCGATCGGCCACATGGTCATCAACTCGGCCGGGAACGGCTTCATCAGGTCATTCGGATCGGGCTCCGGCGATAACCAGCGCTCATAATCTTCGCGGTGCAGGATGACCGGCATCCGGTCATGGATCGTCGCCATCATTGAATTTGGCGCACAGGTCACGATCGCGAAGTTTCGAATCTCGACGCCGCTAGCATCGCTCCATATTTCCCAGATGCCGGCAAGCGCGAAGGGTGATCCATCAGCCATGGCGATCGCATAGGGCTGCTTGTTCTTGCCCGAGCCGAAGATGTCCTTCCACTCAAAGAAGCCGTTGATCGGCACCAGGCATCGCCGCGATCTGTATGCCGATCGAAACAGGCCGTTGGTAGCGATGCCCTCGCAACGCGCGTTGCTCGGTGGTGGTCGGCCGCCCGGCTTGGCCCATGATGGCATCAGGCCCCAGCGGGCCGACGCAAAGACCGGGCCCATGATATCCGGCTCGCGGACCATGTCGCGAATGATGATTGGATAATCCAGCGTCGGCGCGCCGTTGTAGCGCGGAAATCGGTTCCCGAGCGCATCGATCGCGCCTCGCTCCGCAAAGGCGAAATTGCGCACCAGCTCCTCAAGCGAGGTCTTGATATAGACGCGGCCGCACATCCAGAACTCCACTCCGCATATTAGGTGTTCTGATTATGTTCTGGGTATCCGAGGCGAGTCAAGGCCGGTCGCCACAACCGGCATGCTGGCCGAGCAAGCCTTTATTGTTCTGAGCGGAAATGCACGCGAAGCAAATTAAATTTAGAATTCACTAGCGAACAAATCGGCGGCCTGCTGGTTTTCCTCTCAGGAGGAAACAGACATGAAGACCACGAGCAATCGTCAAGTTCGCATTCCCGGTCCGCGAGAGCACGATGTTGCCGAACATTGCCGCAAGTTTGGGATCGGCCCGGCGGAGGAGAAGAAGCTGAAGAAACTTCTCGGGTCGCGGGCGCCGCTCCATGAAATCCAGGCCAATGCTCCGCCGCGCCAACCAAGATGGCGTTAGGTGGAGAGGGGGCACGTCGCAAGTGATCACTACACGCCACATTACGGCAATGATTCAAAGATTGAGCGGAACAGAGAGGCGCCGTGAACGCTCGCGAAAGAGGTGCTTTTGCCGGATTTTGAAATGATCGATCTTGTTTAAAACGCGGGCCGAATGTTCGGCTTGCCCCACTTGGACCTGCTGAAAGCCCTGCTCCGGCGGGGTTTTTCATTGGCGTTGTGATGTGCCTGTCGGTTTTCGCCGGGCGGGAGCTTCTCGGTGTGACGGTCGCAATGTGCCCGGGCAGGTTGTCGATGATCCCCAGGTGGATTTTGCGGGGTCGCGGTGCCGTATCTCTGCCGGGAACTTCCGTCAATATCAGGGGTTTTGCCGGCGGATCGCGCGGCAGGTCTTGTCTCCTGTACCCCACTGCTACCCCTGCAGTTGCTGCGCGATCCACTGATGCAAGGCGTCTCACGGAAGGGCCTGATCCCGGCTCTTGGCAGCAGGCGAAGCCATTTTGTCGGCCGTCACCTAGTCTGTTCGAAGTTCCTCTGCAAAGACGCAGCGACCCGCGCCGAGCTCAGCCCCCGCGATGGCTCAAGAAGGCACAGCCGCGCGCCCGCAAAACGGATCAATGCCGCGGTTGCCGCGACAGCATGAGGATGTAGTCATCGGCGATATCGGCAACCACCATGGCGGCTTCCGCGGCCGTGTATCCCCTGCCGATGGCGTCGCTGACGATTTTCATCACAGCCGGTTCAAGCGCTTCCCGGCAGTCGGACAGGCTTTCGACATGCGGGCATTTTGGACGAAATTCCAAGACGTTGCTCATGGCATACCCTCCATTCGATCTAGCTCGGGCCCAATGAAGGCAAGCCGGCCTCTCCAGGGAAAGGCGGGCACGGTTCCGGTGAGCTGCTTCACGAACCAGAAGTGTTATCGTGACGCTACGATGGCATAGGAGCTGACGTATTCAAGTGCATGCTGATATTAAGGTAAGCCAGTAGGGTTAATTCGTCCGCCGATGTTGCATCGTGGCATCGCTAGCAGGATGCAAAGCCAGCCACGGCTAATGCATCTCGCCCAAAACCGTACAGCGGTTTTGGGACAACGACATGCATCAAATAAAGACTTTAGGATTTGAACGCCTGCGAGGCTATTTTCTGCCCTAGACGCTGATACGCCGGCCCGCCTTGTCCGCCTCTTTGCGATTGGCGCCGTGCTTTTCGATGATGTCCTTGGCATCCTCGTTGGAAATGCGGTGTTTCTTGGCGAAATAGATGACGTCGTAGGGCGCGTCAGCCACCGCCGCTTTGGCGGGCTGGGCCTTTTTGGTTGTTTCGTTGGTCAT